CCCGACCTGGGTCAGGTGGTCACGGAAACGGCCTCCCAGGCATCCGAACTCGGCTTCATCGCCCCGGTTGTGATGCCCTATTTTTCCGTGACCGAGCAGTCCGGGGTTTATCCGGTCATCCCGGCAAAGGCCCTGTTCAACATCGTGGACACCAAGCGTGGCCCCAAGGGCAACTATAACCGGTCGGTGGAAAACTTCGAGTCCGGCATCTACGCTACTTCGGAAAACGGCCTGGAAATGCCCATCGATGAGCGGTTCAAAAATATCTACAAATCCATGTTCGACATGGAAGCCGCAGTGTCCAACATCCTCATGGGCAAGATCCAGCGGGCCTATGAAGTGCGTGTGGCCAACAAGATCATGAATACGGCCAATTATCCTTCCGTGAATGTAAGCAAGAAGTGGACGGACGTGTCTGCCGACGTGAAGGCCGACGTGGATGCCTCCAAGGAAACCATGCGCAAGAAGGGCGTCCCCCCGAATCTGCTGGTCATCTCCTGGACCACCTTTCTGACTATCAAAAAGACCACCATGGTCAAGGATGCCATCAAGTACATCTTCCCGGATACGGCCAAAACCGGCGCCATCACCAAGGAGCATCTGGAAGCCTACCTGGAGATCGACATCGAGGTGGCCGGTGCCCTGCAGAACTCGGCCAAAAAGGGGGCCAACGCTTCCCTCGCCGATATCTGGTCCAGCGACTACGCCATGCTTTGCCGGGTTGCCGCTCCGGGCTCGGACATCTCCGAGCCTAGTGTCGGTCGGACCCTTATCTGGAACGAAGGCGCGTCCGAGGACTTTGTTGTCGAGGAATACTACGAGGACCAGGTCCGCGCCAACATCCTGCGCGTGCGGCACGACACGGACGAGGCACTGCTTGCGTCCATCGACCCTGACACCAAGGCCGCCAGAAGCCAGGTGAGCAAAAACTGCGGCCTGCTCATCGGAAACATCAAATAGCAACCTTCCTCCTTAGTGACCCGGCCGCCTGTATGGGGCCGGGTAAATACAACGGGATGATCCGAGAATGCGAGACTGGCTACAGCATAACCTCAACCCCCTGCACGTGTACTGCAGACTCATGGATCTGCACGTCGGCCAGCAGCGCGCTTGGCTCATCGCCTCGAGGTGGGAACGGCTGTATGAGTGGATCTTCCCCGGGAGGCAGCCATGATGCAGTTTTCCGGCCTGGAGACGACGACCATCTCCATCATCGGCTCCATCATCACTGGCGCTGTCGTGCGGGTCTGGATGGGGAGGGGATTTGTCAGCAAGGAGGCGTGCTTGTCGACCAGGGAATCAGTCAGGGAAGTGACTACGAGTGATCAATGCCGTTTAGCCGACCGGATCGGGACGCTGGAAACGAATCTGGCCAGCCTGTCCGAGAAAACCGCCAGGGACCAAGCCCAGCAATACAGGATGCTTCGTGCGCTGGTCGTATACTCAAACATTCCGCAGGCGCAACAGGCCGAGATTTTGAACGACAAGGGGGCGTGATGGCCGAATTTCTACCCGCATTTGAAAAGATGATCATTGCCGAGGGCGGCTACCGGCTGACCGAGGTCAAGCTGGATCACGGCGGCAGGACCTTTGCCGGAATCTCGTCGCGGTATCACGCGGACTGGCCCGGATGGGAGTACGTCAAAGCCGGGAATTTTGCCGATCCGGTCCTGACCGCCCTGGTGCGGGAGTTTTACGCGGATGAGTTCTGGGAGCCCGTGCATGGCGAGGAGCTGATCGAACAGCCGGTCGCCGAATCCATTTTTGACTTTGCGGTCAACGCCGGGGTGCGCACTGCCGTGAAGCTGGCTCAGATCGTATCCGGGGCAACCCCGGACGGGATCGCGGGGCCCAAGACCATCCTGGCAATAAACGCGCTGGGGTCTGACGAATTTGTCACGAAGTATGCTCTTGCCAAGATTGCCCGGTATGCCGGGATCTGCGATCGCGACCCGGATCAGAAAAAATTTCTGCTCGGCTGGATCAATCGGACGCTGGACGGGGTGGCCGCATGAACTGGATAGCTGACGGGATCTCCGGGATCATCTCCGGTGTCGGCGGGATCATCGACGACCTGGTGACCACGGATGAGGAGCGTCTAAAGATCGCCCTGCAGGACAGGCAGATCGAGGCCGAGCTCATGCGCGAACAGACCAGGACCAACCAGGCCGAGGCCAGGCACTCGTCCATTTTCGTTGCGGGCTGGCGGCCGTTCATCGGCTGGGTCGGCGGCCTTGGGCTCGCATATCAGTTTATCGGCTATCCCTTGTTGAACTGGGCATGGATCTTTTTCCTGGCGCAGGGCTGGATCCCGACCGGGATCAGCTCCCCGCCCGTACTGGAGTTCGGTGAGCTCATGCCGCTTATCCTGGGCATGCTGGGCGTGGGAACCATGCGCTCCTATGACAAGACCAGGCATGTCGATACAAAGAGGATGAAATAATGCCGCACAACGAAGTCATCTCCGCAGACGTGGATGCCATGTTTGCCGAAATCGGCGAGGATGCCACCTACAACGGAGATCCCATCCGGTTGGTGCCGGGTCGATCCTCCCTGATCACGGAAGGGTCCATGCGCAAGTGGGTTCGTTCTTTTGTGATCCGGGTTTCCGACGTCCCCGAACCCAACCCGGGGGACACCATTGACTACGACGATGCGTCCTGGACCGTGGGCGATCCCGGCGGGGAACCTGTTACCGGCGGGCAGGTTGCGTGGACCGTGCAGGCGGTCAAGCAGAGGAGGCCGACGTTCCGTGGATGATCTTATGCGCATCAAGCTCTCCGGCCTGGCCCAGGTTGCAAGCCATTTGAAGGCCCTGCCGTCAGACGTGGCCCACGCCAACAAGTCGGGCCTCAAGTCGGTGGGGTGGTGGCTCTCCCGGGAGATGCGCAACCACATCGAGTACGGCGGCTCCGGGTGGGCTCCTCTTTCGCCCCTGACCAAAAAGTTCAAGCGGGCCAACGGGCGGCGGAAATGGAGCCGCAGGCAGGCGCCTGTGTCGCCCCTGTTCTACCTGGGGAAATTCTGCCGGTACAACCTGGATGACAAGGGCGAGACCGTGCAGATCTTCATGGGCAAGACACGCAAGGGCAAGCCCGGCAAGGCGGATAAGTGGCTGCAGGCCGTGGCCAAGCGTACCGAGTACGGCAAGCGGATCCCGGTGACCAAGAAGATGCGCAGGGCGGTTGCGGCCACGCGCTCCGGCCGCAGGAAAAACGCGGTCATGGGTGAGGAGTGGTTTGCCATCAGCGGTTCGACCACGACCATCGACTATCCCAAGCGGCCCATTGTCGCCCCGGTGTTCAAAAAGAACAAAAACAGAATCCCGGATTTTTTCCGGCAGAAATTTTCCGCGTCCCTGGGGCGCAGGCTCCAGAAGCGAGGACTCGTATGATCGCCGAAATTATTGAAAAGATAAAAGCCGCAACCATCACCGATCAGGAACTCATTGCCTGGACCACGGAGATTTACGGCAAACCGCCCACCTTTGTCGTCGGCGTGAACGAGGACGATCCGCCCGACCTGGACGATTATCCGATCATCGCCTTTGTGGGTACGGAAACGGGTAGATCCACCGGGGACAAGGATTTCACGCTCGTCATGTATTTCGGCCTGGGGCTCAACGATCCGGAAACAAATACCCAAACCGGGACCAAGTATATGGGGTCAACCCGTATCGAGACGTTTCGGGAGCTGTTCGAGGACGCGGTTTTCGGCTGCAAGATTCCCGGCAAGACAGCCGTGCAGGGAGAGTCCGGCGACAGCCCGCATCCCCTGTATGTCGCCTACGTCACCATAACCATCAACGCCCCCAAGTCCTACATGGCCGCAATGGGCGCAAAACACGCATAGGAGAAATCATGCCTGTCTCCCCAAGCACTGAAAACTATCTCTACGGCAAAGGCGAAATCCTGTTCAAACCCACTGGCGAAACCGGCTACATGCACCTCGGGAACTGCCCGGCCTTTGCGCTGAATGTCGAATTTGAAAAGGCCGAACACTATTCATCCATGGCCGGGACAAAAGAAAAAGACCTGTCGAAGGTCATTCAGAAGACGGTCAAGAGTTCCATTACCATGGAAGAGCTGTCTGTTCAAAACATGAACTTGGTCCTGATGGGCGGCACCGTTGCAGAGACAAGCCAGACCGAATCGGAAATTGATGGACTTGAGGTAACAGTGGCCACTGATCGGTTTGTACCCATCTCCGACGGGAAGCTCAGGCTATCCGATGTGATCGTTGCTGATGCGGCGACAACCCCCACCACAACCTATACAGAGGGCGTGGACTATATCCTCAACAGGGAGGCCGGGCTTATCATGGCCTTGTCCTCCGGGTCCATCACCACGTCCTGCTTTGTTACGGCGACGGTTAATGCAGTCACGAAATCGACGCTCTCCCCCTTGTCGCAGTCCTCTGTGAGCGGAGAACTCTATTTTGTTGGCAATCCCGATCTCGGACCCCATTGGCAGGTCAGGGGGTGGAAGGTGGAGCTTTCCCTGTCCGGCGAGATTCCGTTCATCTCCGACGACATCGCCCAGATCACCGTGGAAGCCGAATTCCAGGCGGACAGGGCCAATCATTCTGACGCCCCGTTTTTCGAGGCCGTCAATGTGGCGTAAAGGCGGTTTTAGGTTTTAGTTAGATACAAGACATGCCTTGTATCTACATGAACGAATCAACGGGAGGGGTGTATGAGGAAACGCGAAACCATCAAAATTGATGACAAGGAGATCACGGTCAAGGAGCTGACCGTGCGGGAGATTCTGGATGTGATCAACGGGCTGTCCGAGGCCGGGGATATCAAGGAGACGTTGCTAGGGGACCTGCCCAAGCTGACAGATGCCACGTACGATGACCTGGTGGCCATGGCCCCGTCTGACCTGGAAACCCTGGTGGAAGCTGCAAGGCGGGTGAACGCGAGTTTTTTCAAGGTCGCCCGGAAAGCCGGGCTGAACAAGGTTGTGGAGCAGGTACTGGAGACCTTCAAGAACGACTTCCTGCTCTTGTTTGCGAGCAGATCGAACGCGGACACCGCGGGGTGATGGACTACGGGTGGTCGTTTTTTCTGACCAGCCTCGAGGTGTCGGCGCGGATGGAGCACGAGCGCATAAAGGAGCTGGCAACAGCCGTGCGGGTAGGATCGACCGCCAACAAACAGCAATGGGAAAGGTTTCTCCGTGGGAATGCGTAAGAACAGTGTCGAGATTACCGTCTCGCTCAAGGACGTGGTCACCAAGGGGCTCAAGTCTGTCCAGAGTTCGCTGAGTTCGTTTCGCAAGAACGTGCTGAACCTGAAGACGGCCATCGCGGGTGTCGGTCTCGGGATGCTGGCGACCGATGCCGTGAAAACCGCGTCATCGTTCGAGCAGCTGGAGACCAAGCTGGACGCGCTCACCAAGGGCAAGGGCAAAGAAACCCTTACTGAAATTAACGAGTGGGCGCTCGATATGCCGGTCAATACGCAGAAGGCGGTTGACGCATTCACCATGATGCAGGCCATGGGCCTGGATCCGACCATCGAAAAGATGGAGACATTGGTGGATGCGTCAACCGTTTTTGGCGAGGACACCATGCCCCGCGTGGCCCGGGCACTGGGTCAGATGCAGACCCTGGGCAAGCTGTCTGCCGAAGAGCTGAACCAGATGGCCGAGGCAGGAATCAACGCCCGGAAGTACCTGGCCGAGGCATTCGGCATGACCGTGGAGGAGATCCAGAAATCCGAGATCGCCATCGAGGATGTTGTCCAGGCGATCTGGGACGGGTTGGACCGTGATTTCGGCGGTGCGGCCGCCAGCGCCCAGACAAAGTGGCAGGCCATGGTCTCGACCATGATGTCGTACTGGACCGAGTTCCAGCGGCTGGTCATGGAGTCAGGGTTGTTCAACTATATCAAGGCCGTGTTCAAGACGTTGCTGGATCGCGTCCAGGAACTCAAAAACAACGGGCAGCTGCAGGAGTGGGCCAGGTCGGTGTCCGATGCCGTGATAGATTCGTTCGAGCGCATGCTGCTGGGGGTTGCCGGGTTTGTGGACGCGGTCCGTCCCATGATCGACAGGATCGGATCGGTTGCCGGTGACCTCTATGACGGGTTCAAGAAGCTGCCAGGATGGATTCAGGAGGTCGGCATCCTCGCGGCCATTGTTGGCGGCAAAAAAGGTGCTGCCGTGTTGGCCGCCTTGTCGTCTGTAGCCGGGGAGATCAGCGTCCAGGCTGCCGGGCTGCGGGCTGCCAGAGCCGGGCTCATCGGGTGGGGGGACATCGTTTTTTCCACCAACTCCGAGCTGAAGGAGCTCCTGAAAAACAAGGGGTTGCTGGAGAAGTCGGAAGATGGATCAACATCCGCCAAAGGTCCGATCGTCGCACCCGGCAGCAACGGACGGTATGCGGTCATACGGCCCGATGAATCGGCCACAGACCCCGAGTCGGCCACACATGCCGCACAAACATGGATTGCAAAATTTCGGGAGACCCTGGCCAATGCAGCTCCGGCGGTGCAAAAGACGACAAAGGATGTGATGTCCAGCGTGCAGCAGGCCGCTGTCCAGACTTTGGGCAAGGTCTCGCTTTCGTCGTTGGCCCAGGCCGAGCTGACCAAGTTCCAGGCACTGCAGCAGACACGGGCTACCGAGCTGGAAAAGGCGCTGGACGGCAACGCCGTATCTCTTGCCGAGTATTACGACCGCAAAAAGGCCATGGCCGAGGAGTCGAGCGAGGCCGAAATCGAGGCCATCCGCGCAAAGTACGGTGCCGAGATCCAGGCCATCGAGGACCAGCTGGAACACGAAAGCGATCTGGCCGTGGCCAAGAAGCTGCGCAACAGTCTTGCGGAAAAAGAGCTGGAGCTGACCACGGAGCTGTACGTCAAGGAACAGGCCCTTGCCCGGGACCTGCTCGATATCGAGACCAAGAGGGCCGAGGCCCTGGAGAAAAACAACCAGGTCAAGAGCGACCTGTTGAGCGACCTCAAAGAGCGGGCCGAGGGCGAACAGAGCACCGAGGACAGGTTTGCCGGTGAGCTGGAAGCCCTGGCATCCAAGCACGAGAAAGAGCTCTCGCTGATGGAGGAACACGGAGCATCCAAAAAAGAGCTTTTGGAAGCCCAGGCGCTACAAGAACAAGAGATCGAGAACAGAAAGGCCGAACATCAAAAGGCGATATACGACCAACGAATAACCTGGGCTAAAGACTTTGTGGGGGGCATGGCCGACTCGATGCAGGCCTTATATGCCTCTGGGCTCGCCCAAAGCGAATCCATGTTTCAGGTCTACAAGGCCTTTGCAATCGCACAGGCCGTGATTGCTACTTATGAAAGCGCACAGAAGGCCTATAATTCTATGGCCTCGATCCCCTACGTTGGCCCTGCGCTCGGTGCGGCGGCGGCTGGTGTGGCTATCGCATCCGGTATGGCGAGAGTGGCCGCGATCAAGTCTTCACAGCCAAAAGGTTACGCCTACGGCGGCCTGATAGGTGGTCCAGA